TGGCAGCCCGAATGCAGCGCGCAGAAACGGCGGCGCATCAGGCGGGTTTCTTGGGTTCGGCGGGCAGCCCAGCGAAGGAGATCTGCGAGCAGCGGCGTCAATGCCAATTTTAGACATGGCTGACGGGCGGTATGAGCCCGACATGCGTGCATACATGAACTTTCGAGGAGGCATGCGCTAATGAGTTTTGGAAAAAGCAAAAACAGTTCATCTCAAACCTTTGATCCTGAGCTCAAAGGGCTTCTGGTGGATACGTTCCGCGAGGGCCAGCAAGTCAGCAGAACGCCCTACAGCCCGTACAATTTTGCGACGATTGCACCGCTTTCGCCTGCGCAGCTTGAAGGCATGAACATGACCGCTGACACGGCTCGCGCCGGCGTAGGACAGCAAGAAATCAACGACGCGATTGCGACAACTCGCGCTGAGACGGGCTTCCAGGCACCCAGGGTTACTGCTGGTGCAGCCGTTGGCTCGACGAACGTCTCTGATAATTTTGGCTTCAACCCGATCACCAATCAGCAGGTTCAAGGCCAAGGCGTGACGGCTGATCAAGTTGGTCAGACCGGGCCTGTCGGCGTAGGCAACATTGCCAGCCAGGCGGTCACTGCGCAGCAAATCGGTGCCTTGCAGGGTATCCAGCCGCAGTCGGTTACAGGCCAAACGGTCGGTGCGCAAAGCCTGGCGCAAACGGATCTGAGCCCTTACCAAAACCAATACACGACCGGCGTGGTTGACGCGGCGCTTGGAGACTTAGACCGCGCTCGGCAGATGACGCAAAACCAGAACGCTGCTCGAGCAGTTTCCGCTGGTGCATTCGGTGGTGATCGCCAGGCGTTGGTTGAAGCGGAGACAAACAGAAACTTTGCAGAACAGGCCGCTCGCACGGCAACCAACTTGCGGGCTCAGGGCTTCCAAAACGCTCAGCAGCAGGCGCAGGCCGACCTCAACAGAGCTCAGCAGGCGGGCTCGCAGACCGCGCAATTTGGCCAGCAGGCAGCGCTCGCGAACCAGCAGGCCGGTCTGACAGCTGGCGGTCAAAACCTGCAAGCCAACTTGGCGCGCCAGCAGTCAAATCAAAGCGCAGCACTCGCAGCTGCTCGAGACACTGCCGGCAGAGCTCAGCAGGCTAGCCAGCAGATGGCGCAGATGGGGCTGCAAAGCCGGCTCGCAGCCCAAGACGCAAACATGCGTGCGGCGCTTGCGAATCAGCAGGCGAACTTGGCAGCGAGCACGACGTCTGCGGCGAACATGATGCGAGCCGACCAATTAAACGCGGCCAACAACCTGGCGGCGCAGCAGGCAACGCAACAAGGCGACATCCAAGCCGCTCAATTTGGTCAGCGCGGAGAGCTCGCAAATCAGGATGCGACGATGCGCGCGGCACTGGCAAATCAAAACGCGCGCATGCAGGCGCAGAGCTTGAATCAAACCGCTGGCCTGCAGGCTTCCGGCATGCGCCAGGGTGCGGCCAACCAGCTGGCAAATCTTGGTGGCGACTTGCGCGGTACGCAGTTCGCGGACGCGGCGGCGCTGCAAGGCGTTGGAGCTCAGCAGCAAGCGGCAGCACAGCAACTGCTTGATGATCGTTATCGCAGATTCGCAGAGCAGCGCGAGTACCCGTTCCGCATGTTTGACGTGCTAAGAAGTGGTGCTGGCTTGTTGCCTAATCCGCTGACGAGCTCGAGCAAGGGACGCAGCACGAACATAGGCTTGCCAGCATGACGGCAATGTTTAGCAAGATGATGGCAACGATGGCAGGAAAAGTAGGTGCGCCTATGGGGCTTCTTACCAACCAAGACGACATCGAAAAACTTCCAGCGCCAGACGACAAGACAATGCGCGAGTTGCTTGGCGACAGCTTCAATAGCACTCGCGAAGGCTTTGACAAGGTAGGCGAGGCGTTTAGCAATCCTGGCGCATACGCGATGCAGACAGTGCAGCCAGGGATCGATGCTGTTCGAGGGCTTGTGCAAGATCCTGCAGCTTACGCAGAGCAACGCATACGCATGGCTATGAATGGAGAGCTCGACCCTAGTGAATCGGAATTCGCAAAGCGTGATGCGCGAATGCAAGCATTTATGGATCAATCGCTTTCTGACTACGACTCTGCAGAGCGAGCAGTACAATTACCTACTGGCTATTTTAATACAGCGCAAAGAGGGCTGATGTAATGCAAGAAGCATTAACCGAAGAGCAGCAGCGTCTATTGATGCAAGGCTTGCCAATCAACAATCCTGTGTCCGTGCCTCAAATCTCGCCAGAAATTAGGCAGATGGCGGCTCAGCAACAGCAGCCGCAAATGACAAATGCGCAGCAACTACTGCAGCAATATGCAGCGCCCCGCGCATTCCAAGCGCCAGGCTCTTTTAAAGAGGGCGTTACTAACGCTTTCCAAAACGTGTTGGTCAGACCGCTGCAAGAATCGCTTGGCATAAGAGAAAGCGCAGCCGACACGCTACGGCGATTGCAGGGCAACGTAGCGCGCTTGGACTACGTCAATACGTTAGAGCAAAGACAGCGCGACTCCCTTGCGAGAGGGGTCGCGGGTATGACTGATTTGCAAGAATATCCACCGCAAATTCAACGGGCTTTTATAGTTGCAGAGCAGGTAGAGCCTGGAAGTGGTTTTCAAGTTTTGCGTGATTACGACCAGCGTTTTGACACAACTGCAACGCAGGAGTATTCGTTCCGTGCAGCCCTTCCTGAAGACGAACGCCCTAACTTCGATCAATACCAAGAATCAACGCGCGCGCGCACAAACATCAGCACTGTTGGGAATCAAGCGGACAAACTTTCCTTGGACGGCGTGCGTGAAAATTTTTCTACGTTGCGAGATGCCTATACAACTGGCCAATCAACATTGGTTAACACAGAGGTCATGCGAGATTTAATTTCCAGCGGGCTACGCACAGGTTTCGGTGCTGAGTTTTTTGCATACGGTCGCAGAGCCCTTGATGCAGTTGGATTTGATGTTGCTGGTACATCAGGCGAAGAGCTATTTGCAGGCGCATCCAATCAGCTGGTTTTGCCATTAGTTAAACAATTAGGCGTGAATCCTACTGACAAAGATTTGGACTTTGTTGTCACTGCATCGCCAACTTTAGCGAAGTCAGCTGAAGGTAATTTGCTGATGTTAGATGTGTTGGACTTTAAGCGAGATCGCGACACTGCCCTTTACGAAGCGGCTCAATCATTCAGAGAGCAAGATGCGCGAGGTTCTAACAACTACCGCAACAATCCGACGCTTTTTGAAATTGAGTTCAACAGGCACATGATGCAGGCGGCTAATAGTGATGAATTTAAACAGCGCAGAAGGATGTTGCGAGCGAAAGTAAATCGCGCGGTCAAGGGCGCCGACTATGCTGAGACAGGCTCCGGCGCAGACGCTGCCCAAGAAATACTACTCCAAGTGGAGGCAAACTGAGATGAGTGATCTGGCAAAAGAAATAGCCGAGCTCAAGGCGATCCTGCGCGCTAATGAAAACAAGATGCGTGAGCAAGGTAACGCAAAAGGTCTACAAACACTTGAAGCGTTAGAGCAAGGTCGGTTGCCCGAAGAGGTTGCGCTTATACTGCAAGGCGGGTCGCTGAACTACAGCGACGAAATTGGCGCAATGTTTGGTCAAGGGGACTTTGACTACGCAGCTGAAATGCTAAGCAAGGCGCGTGCGGAAAGAGGCGAAGAGCCCGTCAGTGGTTACGACATAAATCTCTCGCAGATTCGCGAACCCATAAACCAATACCGCCAAGACAAACCACTGAAAGCGATGGGCTACGAAACCGCTGGCGCGATCGGCACGTCAGCAATAACTGGTGGTGCAGGCGCTCTTGCGAATACAACGAGAATTGGTGGCGCGTTGCGGTCTTTGCCTTCTTTATCACGAGGCCAACAAGCCCTGGTTGCGGGAACTGTGGCTGGTTCTGGTAGCGGCGAGAATACTGAAGATCGTTTGATGAACGCAGCTTTTGGTGGCGCGACGGGTTATGGTCTACAGCGAGTCACAGACATGCTGTCAACGCCTGTTCGCAGTTTGGCTACAGCAGTAAGGTCTAACGCAAAAACCGCAAGGGAGGGTCGTGATCAAGCCAGGCGCTTAATGCGTGACGCAATCGAAGCCGACCTAACAACGCCTGAAGAGGCAATCACATACGTTGCCAACCGCATGGGCAAAGATGTGACGTTGGCCGACATTGGTGAAAACACGCGCGTGTTGATCGATGCGCTTGCAACGCTTCCTGGGCCAGCTAAGTCGCGAGCGTCTCGTTACTTGTCTGAAAGGCAAGCAGGTCGACCAGCGAGACTGACCGGCATACTGCAGAGCGCTTTTGGCGCACAAAGCAGGTTTTATGACGACTTTATGGCTCTAAAATCAGCGCGCGGAAAGTCAGCGGATACGCTTTACCGCTTGGCGTACAAAAAAGACGTGCCAATAAACGATGGGCTGCGCCAATTTTTTCAAACCGATGCAGCACAAAACGCCTACCAAAGAGCGATCAGGATTGCGCGAAACGAAAACCCAAAGAGCAATATGGACAGGTTTGTCATTGCTGAGTCCGGTGACATTCTGGGCCCAAACGGGCAGAAAGTTGACGCAATCAACACGCGCTTTTTGCACTTTATGAAAATGGGCGTTGATGATTTGGCATTCCCAAACATCACTAACCAAACGGGTGCGGGCGCTGCTGAAGTGGCATCGGTTCGATCTGTTCGCAACGCATTCATCGATGAGATAGATGCAGCTAATCCAATGTATGCGAAAGCTCGCAACCTATACGCAGGCGATAGTCGCATGATGGACAGCCTCAAGCGTGGGCGTGAAATACTAAACGCTGATCCTGACGAGCTTGCGGCAGATATCGCTGCGTACAGCAAGTCAGAGCGCGAAGCCTTTAGACTTGGCGCAATGCACGCGCTGCAAGATCAAATGGAGCGATCGCCAGAAACGGCGAACGTAGCGCAAAACATGCTCAAGAGCCCGCGTCGCAAGTCGCTGCTCAGGCTCACGTTCGACGAGCCAGATGCAGACGACAGGTTTAATGAGTTTATGGGCAATTTGTCGCGCGAGGCTAACATGGCGCGCGTTGAGCAGGCTGGCATGAATTCAGCGACCGCGCAGCGTGCTGAAACGATTAGAGGTTTGCGCGAGCAAGCATCTATTGGCGGCTTGCCTACCAGTTTGCAAGAGCTACTGCAGACGTCGCTGCGCCAGGAAGGTCTGGATTTACAAGATCGTCAGCTAAAAGCAACAGCCGACGAGCTTGCGAGAATGCTGACTGAGACTGACCCAGATGCAGTGCGCAAGATAGGCGCTGAGTTAGCCGGCGGTAGATCGATGAAAGAAACCTTGTCTTTATTCTTGCCACAGAACGTCGTTGCAGCCGTTTTCTCGAAAGCAACGAGCCCTATGGCTATCGGTAACATAACAGGCTCCGCGCCTGCCTACCTGGAAGGCAACAGCAGCGGCGCAGTGGATCGCGGGTTAAATGCCTCGCAGGCAGTGCTTTCCCAGTAATGGACGTCTCAATGACGAGCGCGCCCGCGCCAGTTACCTGGAAGTCGGTCGCCGTGCAGAAGCAGGAAACGCTTCGCACTGGCGGCGAGGGCGAGCTCGTGCGTGAAGCTGTTGAGACGATACAGCCTACGCTTTACACGGCCAAGGAAGGCCGCGTTGAAGTGCAGCAGCTGGCGTCGTCTTCGACGCTGAATTTGCTGGTCTAATCACATTGTGGGCGAAAATGTGGGCGAAAATTCCTATCTATCCGTAAGTCATTGATTTATATGGATGTATGGTGCCCAGAGAGAGACTCAAACCCTGTTTCACGCTGTTTCATAACGTAATAAAATCAACAACTTACAGAGTGTGCTGTTGCATGTAGTTGCACGCTGACCCATACTGTCCACTCAATTGTGGGCGAAAATGGGGCGAAAATGAAGCAGCTATCCGCACGAGCGATCTCTGCCATCAAGGCACCAGGCATGCATCGCGTGTCCGACAATCTGTACGTCAAGGCTGAAGAGAAAAATGGCAAAATTTACAAGTCATTTAGGCTTCGCTACATGGTCGATGGCAAGCGAACAGATAGGTCTTTGGGCAGCACAAAAAAACTCACCTTGGTGGACGCGCGAGCGAAAGCCGATGACCTGATGAAGACTTTGACAGCTGACCAGGTTGTGCCGGCAGAGCAGCTGGTCAAAGAAAAGCGGGCAGTGGCAGACAGCGCCCGTCGCGCGGACAACGCTAAGCTGACGTTCCGCGAGGTGGCAGAGGAGTTCATTGTTCGCGTAAAAATACCCGCTTGGAAAAACCCCTACGAGAGTGCGCAGGATTGGCGCGGGCGACTAGAGCGATATGCGTATCCAGTGCTAGGCGACATGCCAATAGATGAGATCCGTAGAAGCGATGTCGTTGATGCATTGCAGCCGACGTGGATCAGCTTGCACGACACAACCAAGCGCGTCCGATACTACATACAAAACGTCTTTGACTACGCCATCGACAGGGACTACACCGAGATCGCAAACCCAGCGACCGCGCGTATCACAAAGTCGTTGCCCGAATGGACTGGCAACGTAAAGCACCAGCCAAGCCTGCATTACGAGGAGGCACCATCGTGCTACCAGGCGCTGCTGAAAAATAACAACCAGAGCAGTGTTGCGCTGCAGGTGATCATGCTCACGGCGCAGCGGCAAATCGATGTGCGTAAAATGAAATGGAACCAAATCGATTTTGACTGTGCCGTTTGGAACGCTGTCATTGCTAAGAAAAGCCGTAAGCACTCCACATTCTTGCTGGAGGTTCCCTTGCCGACGCAGCTTATGGACACATTGCTGCGATTGCGCCAGGCGTTTGATAACTATGAAACCAAACCGACCTATGTTTTTGAGAGCCGTGGCGCCAAGCAATACATCAGTGAAACCGCGTTGAGGAAGACACTGAAAAGTCTTGGCTATGCTGAACGCGGCACGGATCTTCCAATCACGATGCACGGAATGCGCACCACATTTAAGGAGTGGAGCAGAGCTGTGCGGACTGACGCAGACGAGATCTCAGAGCTGCAGCTCAGTCACTTCCAAGAGACTGACACGCGAACTGCATATGCCAGGACTACGCTGCTCGACCGCCGCGCAGACCTCATGCAGCAGTATGCGGATTATCTCGCAGCTTGATGACCAGGTCGTCGCACCAGGCTTCTACTTCAGATCGCACGAACATCGTGCGGTTGCCGTAGACGATAGGTTTTGGGAACTCACCAGCGTTGAACTTGCGCCAGATCGACTGGCGCGAGAGCGTGGTCATAGCCTGCACGTCTTTGTAGGTCAAAAATCCCGCACTCACGACTGCGCCTCCTCATCGATCCACCAGTTCAAATAATCGCGCGCCTTGCGCAGATGCTCGACTGCTGGTTTCTGGTGGTGATTCGCCCGCATGACATACTTCAAAATGTTCCCCTGGCAGTACGCCTTGAACTGCTCGCTGTCGAGCGTGTCGCGTATCACTTCGATCACTTCGATGTTGCCCTGGGTGTAGTGGGCCGGCGGCTTGCGTAGGGCGTTCCATTCTGCAGGCGTCGCGTCGTCAATGCTCATTCGATGTCTCGCTTTATTTTTTTGACTTGGCCATCAGTGATTTCGTATCGATTGATGACGTTGTAAACGGTCGATTGGTTCAGCGCCGTGGCATCGGCGATCGCCACCTTGCGCATGCCGCTGTGCCAGAGCTTGAGCACGCTGCTGATCTGATCATCAGTCAGCGCCCTATGAAACTGGCGATTGCCGGCGCGCTTGGTCTTCGGCGACATCAGGTGCCTAGCCTGTTTTTGCGCCCGAATCGCTCGGAAAAAAATGTCGGTCATTCAGTGCTCCAAAAAGCCCGCCTTTGGCTACACGGACGGGAACGTGCCCAGGGGAAGCCAGCGCACTCAGGAGAGGCTCATGCGCTGGAGCCGGTTTAAAAGGGAATTTCTTCAA